TAAAAGATTGTTCATGCGTCCCAAGCTTCGACCACCCCGCGTGGAGTTTGGTGAGGATAAGGGAGGTGTTTTTCGTTCTCTGATGCCTAAATACAGGCCAAAAAAAGAGTACCCCGGAAATGATACAGATGCTCTTATGAGAGGTCTTCGCGGAATACGTGGGCGAACCCTGAGAAAAGGGTTTACGCCTTATGTGCAGGATGTACGGGGAGAGCTAACTTAACCATCCTTTGACTTCTTCCCCCAGTACCTTGCCAGCTAGGTTCACCTTGGACCGCAAAGCGTCCAGAACTTTCTCGTCTATGGTATCGGGGGAAACGAGGTCAATGTACGTCACCGACTTAGTTTGACCAATGCGGTGCGCCCTGTCCTCACTCTGTAAGCGTATTTCCAGATCGTAGCTGTTGCTGTAGTAGATCACAGTGTTAGCCGCCGTCAGAGTAATGCCGTAGCCGCCCGTCTTGGGCTGTCCCACAAAGAACCGCAGCGGGCTGTCGGGGTCTTGGAACTCCTCAACAATCTCCTGTCTGCGGTCCTGCGGCGTCTCACCGTAATAAGTTGCGACCGAATCGGGCCCGAAACGGTCGCGCAGGGCCTGTGCAATCCGTTGAATGTCATAGGTGTATGACGCCCAAATTATTGCCTTCCCTGAACACTCGTCTATCACGGACATAAGCCCAGACAGACGGTTATTGGCTAGAGGTTGGATTGCCCCTTCGTCGGGTTGGAAAAACCCGCAACAAATCTGTTGCAACCGCATGATCTGTGTCAGCACACTAGCTGTTGTGGCCAGTTCACCGTTCTCCAGCTTGGCTAGAGCCAGCTTCTTCATCTGCGTATACAAGCTCTTTTGCTCATCTGTCAGCGCAACGTCCCGCCGCATGTACATTTTATCCGGCAGGTCTAAACAGTCCTCTTTCAAAGTGCGGTTGCTAAACCGGTCCAGTTTTTGGTTCAGTTCGTCCAGCCTTCGGTATCCGGTAATCTCCTGAAATGCACGGGTGCCCATAGTGCGCTTCTGCACAATCGCGTACCGGTTTTGAAAGGCAAAGTAACTGTTGAAGTTAAGCGCAGCCGGTGACAAAAACATGCATTGGCTAAACAAATCCATAGGTGATTTGGTAACCGGAGACCCTGTCAGGATGCGCTTATACATAGCATCCTTGGCCAGCATCATTACGTTCTTGGTACGTGTGGCCTTGCGATTTTTGATAGTGGTGCTTTCGTCCACAATCATTATGTTACTGGGATTTCTACATAAAAAGGCATACGCGGCCTTCGTACCACGCGCAGTAGATAGCGCCTCTATGTTCATCACAAAGATCTTCATGCCGTCAAACGGTTCATACACCAGCGCCTTCATCTCATCTTGAAACTTTTTAGCAGTAGATGGCGTCCACCGCACCACCATGCGTTCTATCTCATCCGGTAGGTGTGCTGGTATCTCACCCTGAACCCAGTTGTCATACACGCCTTTTGGTGCCAGTATAAGAGCCGCGCTTATTTTCTTGGCCTGATACAGCATACCAATCGTGTCGATAGCCACCTTGGATTTACCAGTCCCCATCTCCATAAACAGCGCGTAGAACTGCTCGGCCCACGAGTCTTCTAAGACTTTTCGCTGATGGTCAAACGGCTCAGTTTTAAATTTATATTCCCGCATCATTTTCTCCCTTGACTATGGGGGTATATACGATTATATAGGTATTTGTCAAGGCCCGACAGGTGCCTTTAATAACGGACGGAGAAACACGATGAGTGATTTATTCGCAGAGATGGAGGCAGACTTTGAAGCCAGTCTGTCTAATTCGGTAGAAAAACTGGATCAAGGTGACCTAACGACGGTCGCCGGTATGGCTAAAGCAATCAGGGACAAAGAAGAGCAGGTCAAGCAGCTTGAGGAAAAACTCAAGGCTGAAAAAAAGTCGTTGCTGAAAATGACTGACGAAGATTTGCCTACAATGTTGGCTGAGATTGGCCTGACGGCCATGAAACTAGATGATGGCTCTGAGGTTACTGTCAAACCCACCTACGGTGCATCAATTTTGATCGGCAATAAACCAAAAGCATTCGATTGGTTACGGGAGAACGGGTATGACGATATCATTAAAAACACGATTACATGTTCGTTTGGCAGAGGCGAGGATGACCAAGCGTCTGCGTTCAAAGCTATTGCGGAAAAAGAAGGCTACGCGCCGGAACAAAAGACGGATATCCATTCACAGACGCTTCGTGCCTTTGTCAGGGAACGTGTGGAGAATGGTGACGACTTCCCGATGGAGCTATTCGGAGCCTACGTCGGGCAACGAGCTATTATTAAGAGAGGAAAGTAAAATGGCTGAGAAGAAAAATGATGTAGTTGAGAAGGAAACGGCTGAGATTATCCAGTTTGACCCTTCAATGTTTGAAGCGGACGCAGGCGTTGGTCTGGAAAACATGAGCCAAGACGATCTTGCGTTACCTTTTCTCAAGATATTGTCAGGCGTAAGCAAAGAACTTGATGATTTGGAAGATGCTCGCAAGGGTGACATCTACAACACCGTCTCAGGGGCCGTATATAAGGGCAAGGACGGCATCAAGGTCATTCCGGTAGCCTACCAGCGTCGGTTCATTCAATGGGCCCCCAGAGGCGAAGGAACGGGTGCTCCTGTTGCTATCTATTCTCCGGGCGAGTCTATGCCAAAAACGGAGCGGTCTGCTGAAGATAATAAAGAGTATGTGCAGGACGGTTCGGGTCAGTATATCGAAGAGACCCACCAGCACTTTGTTATCGTCTTGCATGACGACGGGTCTGCTGAAACTGCGTTGATTGCGATGAAGTCTACGCAGCTTAAAAAGTCCCGTAAATGGAACAGCATGATCTCTTCGCTTACCATGCAGGGCAAGAACGGCCCGTTTACTCCGCCACGCTTTAGCCACATCTATCACCTCAAGACCATATCTGAGGAGAATAGCAAGGGAAGCTGGCACGGCTGGGAGATGAGCCGTGTGGGTCCTGTCGAAGATAGAGCTATTTACCAACGTGGTAAAGACTTTGCCACGAGCATCACCGCTGGTGATGTGGTGGTGAAGCATCAGGACGATAGCGTCTCCGATAACAATCTAAATGACGACGTACCGTTTTAATTAATTGGGTGGCGGCATTGCCGTCACCCTTTTTTGCGGGGAACGTACATGTCAGTAGATAAGTTTTCATCCATCTTTGATGGCCTGCGCCTTGCGTATGGCACATACAGAGTAGAGAAACAGCAAGCTAACGGTAAGAATACCGGACGGGCCGCCATTGTGCGCGAACCACGGACCAAGGAACTGTGGGAAGGGCATTTAACTGGTAAGGGTCGGGGTATTGGTATCATACCGATCAATGAGGACAACAAGTGTGTCTGGGGTTGCGTTGATGTAGATCAATATCCTCTGGACCACAAAGTGCTTGTTGAGAAGATCCGTAAGCTTAAATTACCTCTTGTGGTGTGCCGCTCCAAATCTGGCGGCGCACACTGCTTCCTGTTCGCAACAGAATGGGTAGATGCAAAAGATATGCAGTCAACACTGCAACAGGTTTCAGCCGCTTTAGGTTACGGCGGCAGTGAGATATTTCCAAAGCAGGTCAAGTTGCATCTTGACCGCGACGACGTAGGTAACTTTCTGAACCTGCCGTACTATGATGCAGAAGATGGGTTACGCTACGCAATCAAAGACGACGGCACATCTGCTACGCTGGAGGAGTTCTTTGAGCTTTACGAAACGCATAAGCAGACACCTGAACAGCTTATCAAGTTACAGATAACCGACGATCCTGAAACGTCAAATATGAAAGATGGGCCGCCGTGCCTACAGTTCTTAATCAAGAACAAAATATCTGAGGGTGGACGCAACAACGGCTTGTTTAACATAGGCGTGTACTTACGCAAAGCTTACCCCGATAGCTGGGAGTCTGAGATACTAAACTACAACATGCAGTATCTAGAGCCGCCTCTGCCTCTTAACGAGGTCAACATAGTTGCTAAACAGCTTGAGAAAAAAGATTACGCCTACCGGTGTAGCGATGCGCCTATCAACGCGCACTGTAATAAAGAGCTATGCCAGACACGCAAACACGGCATAGGTGCCGCCATACAAGGTGCCGCCATAGCTAATCTACGAAAATACAACTCCAACCCACCAGTGTGGTTTCTGGACGTAAACGGCGAACCGGTTGAACTGGACACCGAAGGGCTTATGAGTCAGCCGACATTCCAGAAAGCCTGCATGGAGCAACTCAACTTCATGCCACGCTCTGTCAGTAAGCAGGTGTGGGAGGGACGCATAGGCGGGTTGATGCGAGAGATGGCCGCAAACGAGAGCGCGATTATCGACGTAGCAGAGGACGCCAGCACAAGCGGTCAGTTCTACGATTACTTAGAAGAGTTCTGTGCTCACTTACAGAAGGCCAAAGATAAAGAAGAAATACTTTTGAAACGTCCTTGGACGGATGAAGAAACAAATATGACTTATTTCAGGTTAAAAGACTTTGAGGCTTTTTTGAAACGTAACAAGTTTTTTGAATACAAGCCTTACAAGATAGCTCAACGGCTTCGTGATTTGGGAGGAGAAAGCGGAACCATCCGGATTAAAAACAGGGTTGTCAGGATCTATAAGATTCCCGCTTTTGAAGCTGTTGAGCTAGACCTCAAAACGCCGGACTTCGGCAGGGAAGAGGAGGCCCCGTTCTAATGTTGAAAGCAGATGGATTTGACAAAGCTTTTCTTGGTATGTGCCACCGCGCAGGACAAGAGCCGGTGGTGGCCTACGACTACCACAAATGCATAGCAGTGTTGGTTGAAGACGAAAACATGAGCTACGACGAAGCTGTAGAATATTTATGGTTCAACACCATAGGTGCGTGGATGGGTGAACATACACCGGTCTTTATTCACGTCATGGAAAACATAGAAGACCTGACGGACGAAGAGCATGGATACTAAGATATTCCGCATTTACGGCCCGCCCGGAACCGGCAAGACCACTGCGCTTTTGAACAAAGTAGACGAGGCATTGTCGAGCGGTGTTGATCCTACACACATAGGTTACTTTGCCTTTACACGGCAAGCCGCAAACGAAGCCGTCGAGCGGGCCTGTGCACGGTTTCATCTGGACAAATCGCAACTGCCTTGGTTCAGGACCCTGCATAGCTTTGCTCTGCGCCTGTCCGGCATAAGGCAAGAACAGGTCATGCAACCAGAACATTACAAAGAGGTGGGGATTGCACTAGGCTTCAATTTAAATGTAGAGGGCTCCAGCCTATCTGGCGAGGATGCTTTTGATCTCAATAAAAGCAGTAGCCCAATCGTCAACCTAATGAACCTAGCGCGGCTGCGTAAGGTAGATCTGCGTCAGCAGTATAACGAAAGCGAGATAGGCGAGAGTTGGAACACGGTCAAGTATGTGGCCACCGCGCTACAGGAATACAAAAACAGATACCAGCTTTTTGACTTCACAGATATGTTAGAGGTCTTTGTCAACGAGAGTGCACAGTTTTGCCCCCGCCTAGCTGTCACTTTCGTTGACGAGGCGCAAGATCTGTCGCCCCTGCAATGGGACGTGGCTCATGTATTAGAGCAACACTCTGAGCGGATATATGCTGCCGGTGATGATGACCAAGCCATATACCGCTGGGCCGGTGCAGATGTTGAGCATTTCATAAACCTCAACGGGGGCTACGAGGTATTGGAACAGTCCTACCGCGTACCGGCCTCTGTGCATCCTATGGCAGAGCGTGTGGTCCGCCGCATCAAACGCCGTGTGCCCAAAAAGTATCTGCCTCGCGAAGACAGAGGCAACGTAGAGCATATCGCCCGCGCTGAGATGATTGATTTTTCTGAGGGTTCGTGGCTCGTGCTGGCACAAGCCGCATACTTCCTGTCGGATATAACCGCAGACCTACGGAGTCGGGGCTATCTTTTCAACTATCGGGGCCGACGTTCAATCTCAGAAAGTCTGAGCGACGCTGTGAATGGCTGGGAACAGTTGAGAAAAGGTAAACAGGTGACGGGCAAGACCGCACGAACCATTTACAGTTATATGTCCGTCAACGACAGAGTCAAGCGCGGATTTAAAAAATTACCGGCACTCGACGATGACGACATGGTGACGCTGGATGAACTGATCGCGCACCACGGACTTGTTAAATTCGTTCCAATCTCAAGCGTTACTATGGATTACATTCATAACTGCATCTGGCATACAGCGATGGATAAACTGCCTAGCGCGGACCGTGCCTACATCACCGCGCTGTTACGCCGTGGTGAAAAGTTCAATGCAGAGCCTCGTATCAATCTGTCCACGATCCACGGATCTAAAGGCGGCGAGGCTGATAACGTGGTTCTGTTTACAGAGATATCACCAGCCGCATCAAAGGCCGCGGAACTCGCGCCTGACGATTTGCACCGTGTGTTCTACGTTGGCATCACACGGACCAAGCAGAACCTATACTTAGTTGAGCCTGACGATGCCACGAGGAGTTATCAGATATGAAACGTAATGACGTACTCAAAAAAGCAAAGACCATAATCAACGGCGCACGGGCCAAGGATTATGGCGATGCTTATGAAAACCATGAACATATAGCCAAAATGTGGTCTGTTCTGCTAAATACAGAGGTTACCGCTCATCAAGTGTATCAATGTATGGTTGCGGTAAAGCTGGCTCGTCTGATGGTAACACCACGGCATGAGGACAGTTGGGTAGATA